CAAGGTTTTTGATAAACCCGCCGCGCATGGCAAAATCCGCCAAAATCCGTCCCAGATAAGCTGAAGAGAAAAACGTATGGCCGTGATTGGTTATATTCGCGTATCAACAATTGACCAGAACTGCGACTTACAGCGCGATGCGCTCTTAAGCGCGAATTGTGACCGTATTTTTGAAGATCGTATCAGCGGGAAGACGGCAACCCGCCCAGGCCTCAGGCAGGCGCTTAAATGCATCCGCAAAGGCGATACGCTGGTTGTCTGGAAACTGGACCGGCTTGGGCGCAGCGTGAAAAATTTGATCGCGCTGATATCCGAGCTGCACGATCGCGGCGCGCACTTTCGCTCGTTAACCGACAGCGTCGATACCAGCAGCGCGATGGGGCGCTTCTTTTTTCACGTTATGTCGGCGCTGGCTGAAATGGAGCGCGAGCTTATCGTCGAGCGCACTCTGGCCGGGCTGGCTGCAGCCAGAGCGAAAGGACGACTGGGCGGGCGACCCAAAGCGCTAAGCCCGGATGAGGTCGAGCAAATCAGCCGGCTGCTGGCTAAGGGACATAGCCGCCAGCAGCTGGCGATCATTTATAACGTCGCGCTATCGACCCTCTATAAATACTTTCCGGCAAAGGCGCTCGAAGGCCCGTCGGCAACGACCTCCTGAACGTCATGGCGACCGCTAAAAAAGCGCTGTGAACCTTCCTGCGAGAGGCCGCTGTTCACTCATCCCTCAGCAGACCGCAACCGCATGATTTCTCTCACCTGACCTGACAATCTGAGCGCAACCTCAACACGGAGTGCATCAGATGTCTGATTATCATCACGGTGTACGCGTTGTCGAAATTAATGACGGCACGCGCACCATTTCTACCGTATCCACCGCCGTAGTCGGCCTGGTCTGCACCGCAGACGACGCAGACGCTGCGGCTTTTCCGCTCAACACCCCGGTGCTGCTGACCAACGTGCAGGCCGCTATCGCCAAAGCCGGCAGCAAAGGCACGCTGGCGGCGTCGCTGCAGGCGATTGCCGACCAGTCGAAACCGGTTACCGTCGTGGTTCGCGTCGCCGAAGGCGCGACCGCCGCGGAAACGATCTCCAACCTTATCGGCACCACCGATGAAAACGGCCAGTACACCGGCATGAAGGCGCTGCTCACCGCGCAGACGCAGCTCGACGTCACGCCGCGCATTCTCGGCGTGCCGGGGCTCGATTCGCAGGAAGTGGCGACCGCGCTGGCAGGCATCGCGCAGCAGCTGCGCGCCTTCGCCTATGTCTCCGCCTGGAACTGCAAAACCATCAGCGAGGCGATGAACTACCGCAAAAACTTCAGCCAGCGCGAGCTGATGGTGATCTGGCCCGACTTCGTCGCCTGGAACACCGCCACTAACGCCGCCGAAACCGCCTATGCGACGGCGCGCGCCCTCGGCCTGCGCGCCAAAATCGACAACGACACCGGCTGGCATAAAACCCTGTCGAACGTCGGCGTCAACGGCGTCACCGGTATCTCCTCTTCGGTCTTCTGGGATCTGCAACAGAGCGGCACCGATGCGGACCTGCTGAACGAAGCCTGCGTCACCACGCTGATCCGCAAAGATGGCTTCCGCTTCTGGGGCAACCGCACCTGCAGCGACGATCCGCTCTTTGTGTTTGAAAACTACACCCGCACCGCGCAGGTGCTGGCCGACACCATGGCCGAAGCGCACATGTGGGCCAATGACAAACCGCTGACGCCGGTGCTGGTGCGCGAAATCGTGGCGGGCATCAACGCCAAATTCCGCGAGCTGGTCAACGCCGGCTACCTGCTGGGCGCCTCCTGCTGGTATGACGAAAGCGCTAACGACGCCGCGACCCTGAAGGCGGGCAAACTCTTTATCGACTACGACTACACGCCGGTGCCGCCGCTGGAAGATCTGACGCTGCGCCAGCGCATCACCGACACCTATCTGGCGAACTTCGCCGCATCCGTTAACAGCTGAGGAGCCGGATAAATGGCACTACCCCGCAAACTGAAAGGGCTGAACCTTTTCAATGATTCAAACAGCTATCAGGGCGTTGTCTCTTCCGTCACCCTGCCGAAACTCTCTCGCAAGCTGGATGCCTATCGCGGCGGCGGCCTGAACGGCGCGGCCTTTATCGATAACGGTCTGGACGACGACGCGCTCGATATGGAGTGGACCATCGCCGGTATGGACGACCTGGTGCTGACGCAGTGGGGCGGTTCCGCCGTACCGCTGCGCTTCACCGGCTCCTACCAGCGTGACGACACCGGCGAAGAGATCGCGGTGGAGATTGAGGTGCGCGGCCGTCATCAGGCGTTCGACTTCGGCGAAGCCAAACAGGGCGAAGATACCGAAACCAAAATCACCACCAAAAACACCTACTTCAAGCTCACCTGGAACGGTAAAGAGCTGATCGAGATCGACACCGTCAACATGGTCGAGAAGGTGAACGGCGACGACCGCCTTGCCCAGCGCCGTAAAAATCTCGGCCTGGCTTAACCCTGACGCCAGCGCCCGGCGCTGGCTTTTTCATCTGTATGAGAGAGAAGCATGGAACAAAAAGAGAATATCGTTGAGCTGGAAACCCCGCTGAAACGCGGCGACGCCACGATCGCGCAGGTTGAGCTGATTAGGCCGAGCGCCGGCTCGCTGCGCGGCGTGCGCCTTGCCGATCTCGCATCAAGCGACGTCGATGCGCTGCTGACGGTGCTGCCGCGTATTACGCTGCCTGCGCTGACCAAAGCGGAGTGCAACAGCCTCGACCCGGTGGATCTCATCGCGCTGGGCGGCAAGGTGATTGGTTTTTTGCAAGCGAAGTCGGCAGCGTCGACTGGCCCGGCGGACTGACGGTCAACGATCTGATGGCTGATATCGCCGCCATTTTTCACTGGCCCCTTTCTGAAATGAACGATCTGCCGCTGGCCGACCTGCTCGACTGGCGGCATAAAGCCCTGATCCGCAGCGGAGCAAATACGGATGAGTGAAGACCTCAAACTGCAGGCGCTGCTGAAAGCGGTTAATCAGGCGCTGCGCCCGCTACAGAGTCTCCAGAACGAAACGCAAAACGTCGCCAGTTCGATTGCCGATACGCAACAGAGCCTGGCGGCGCTGCAGGCGCAGTCGGCGAAAATAGACGGCTTTCGCGCCGCCAGCCGCCAGCTGAGCGACACGCAGCAGCAGCTTAAACAGGCGAAGGCGGAAACAGCGGCGCTGGCGCTGGCAATGCGCGCCAGCAGTCAACCTGCGGAGCAGCAGAGCCGCGCGCTGGAGAAGGCGCGTCAGCATACCGCCGCGCTGCAAAGCCAGGCGCAGAGCCTGCGTCTGGCCGTGCAGCAGCAGCGCGCGAGCCTGAACGACGCGGGCATCTCCACGCGCAGCCTGAGCAGCGAGCAGCTGCGGCTGAAAGCGGCCGCGGCGCAGACCAGCCAGCACCTTAGCGGTCAGCAGCAGCAGCTTCAGCGGCTGAACCAGCAGCAGGAGCGGCAAAACCAGACGGCGGAGCGCTACCGTAAAGGGCAGGCGCTGGCGGGCCAGATCCGCAGCGGCGGCGCAGCAGCGCTCGGCCTGGCGAAAACAGGCTTTACCGCCGGCGCCGCGCTGCTGCGTCCCGGCTACGAGCTGGCGCGCGCCGATGCCGCACTGCAGGCCAAAACCGGCCTGCAGAAAGGATCGCCGCAGGCCGTCGCGCTGGATAAACAGGCGCGCAGCCTCAGTGTGCAGACCGGCATTCCGGCGCAGGCGGTGGCGCAGACCCAGCTCGATATCGCCCAGGCGGGCGGCTCGGCCGACGACATCGCCTCCGCGACGCCGGTGGCGCTGAATATGGCGCAGGTCAACAGCCACTCGGCGGCGGACAACGCCGGTCTGCTGATGGACGCGAAAAGCGCGTTCGGCCTCGACAGCGGCGACATCGCCCACCTTGGCGATGTGCTTAACGCCACCCTCGACCAGACCGGCATGAAGTTCGAGGATCTGAGCAGCGCGCTGAGCAGCGTCGCGCCGGTGGCGAAAAGTGCCGGCGTAGGCGTTGAGCAGACCTCCGCCATGCTGGGACTGCTGGCGCAAAATCACATTACCGGCGCTGCGGCGGGCGAAGAGGTTAGCGCGATCCTGACGCGGCTGCAGACGCGCGAGGGCGAGAGCGCTATCGCCGCGCTGGGCGTGTCCACTCGCGACCAAAACGGCGACGCGCGGCAGATCCTGCCGCTGCTGAAAGATATTCAGGCCGCGTTCGCCAGTAAGGGGATGGATGCGGCGCAGCAGACCGACGCGCTGAAGAGCATCGTCGGCGCGAAGGCAGCCTCGTCAGCCTCGCTGCTGACGCGGGGCGCCGCCAGCGGCGTGCTGGAGACGCTCACCGCCTCGGTACAGCGATCCGACGGCGGCACGGCGCGCATGGCGCAGGCGCAGCAGAACAGCCTCGGCGGGGATCTGCAAAAGCTGGACGCCTCAAAGGCGGCTATCGGCGTTGATCTCTTTGCACCACTTGAAGGCCCGCTGCGCACGCTGACGCAGGAGGCGACGCAGTTCCTGCAAACCATCGACCAGTGGCTGCAGGATAACCCGACGCTGGCGAGCGGCATCGCAACGGCGGCGGCGGTGGCGCTGACCTTTGTCGGCGCGCTGGGCGCTATCGGCATGGCGGTCTGGCCGGTGGTCAGCGGCGTTGGCGCCATTATGGCCGGGGTCGAGATCCTCGGCGGCCTGTTCACTGTAGTGGGCGGCGCTATCGTCACCGCTATCGGCGCCATCACGCTGCCGGTGGTGGCTATCGTCGCAGCCATCGTCGGCGGCGCGCTGCTGATCCGTCAGTACTGGGAGCCCATCAGCGCCTTTATCAGCGGCGTCGCGCAGGGGTTCTCCGCGGCGATGGGGCCGATCGGCGACGCCTTTGCGCCGCTGCAGCCGGTATTTACCTGGGTGACGGACAAGATTAAGTCGATCTGGAACGGCTTTACCCAGCTGCTGGAGCCGGTGAAAGCGACGCAGGAGCAGCTGGCCGCCGCCGGCGATATGGGGAAAAGCTTCGGCAATATGCTCGCCGAGGCGCTAAAGATCCCCGGCCACGCGCTGGACCAGCTCACCAGCGGTATCGACTGGGTGCTGAACAAGCTCGGCATCGCCAGCAGTAAAAGCAAACAGCTGAAGGCGGATCTGCCGCCAGACGCGGCGCCCGTCGAGAACGCCGCCGCCAGCGGGCTGCAAGGTAACCTGCTGACCAGCGGTCCGACCTACCGGCCGGTAGTGGCGCCCGCCGCGGGCAGCATGACGCAGCAGAACGCCTACACCAGCAATATTACGGTCAATGCGCCAGCTGGCATGGATGCTCATGAGATTGGACGGGTTGTGCAGCAGCATTTAGATCAACAGCAGTTTGAGCAGCAAAACCGGCAGCGCAGCGCCATGACAGGAGGACTTTATCCATGATGATGATCTACGGCATGCTGCCCTTTATGCGGCAGACGCTGCCCTATAACCAGCTGATACACAGCAGCGGCTGGAACTGGGTCAGCAACAGCCGCGTCGGCAGGCGCCCTGCAGCGCAGTTTAGCGGCAAAGGCAGCGACAAGATTACCCTGAGCGGCGAGCTGCGCCCGGAGCTGACCGGCGGCCCGGTGAAGGCGCAGGCGTTTCAGCTGCTGGCTGACGAAGGGCGCGCCTGGCCGCTGATTGGCGGCGATGGCACTATCTACGGCATGTATGTCATCGAGAGCTTTAAGACCACGCACAGTGACTTCTACGCCGACGGCAGCGCGCGCGTGATTGCCTTTACCCTCGACCTGCTGCGCGTCGACGAGTCGCTGGTCTCGATGTTCGGCGACCTGAAAGCGCAGGGCAGCGCGCTGTGGGCGAAGGCGGAAGCGGCGGCGGGCAACCTCTCGTCAGGCATTGCAGCGGGAGGCTTCTCACTGTGAGTGAACTCGGCGCGATGGCGATTAAGGCGGGCAGCCGGCCGGCGCCCGATTTTATGCTGTGGATCGGCAGCAAGGATGTGACGCCCAATCTGCGCGATCGGCTGATCTCGCTGACGCTCACCGATAATCGCGGCTTCGAAGCGGATACGCTGAACCTTGCTCTGGACGACAGCGACGGCCTGCTGCAGCTGCCGCAGCGCGGCACGGTCGTGTCGCTGTTCCTGGGCTGGGTTGGCCAGCTGCACAACAAGGGCGACTTTACGGTCGATCAGGTGAGCCACGGCGGCGCGCCCGATGTGCTGACCATTGTGGCGCGCAGCGTCGATTTTCGCGGGGAGCTGGGCAAGGCGCGCGACCTCTCTTACCACGACGCCACGCTGGGCAGCATCGTGACGCAGATAGCCCAGCGCTGCGGACTGATTTTGCAGATGGCGGAAGGGTTTGCCGGGATCTACATCGATCATATCGATCAGACCCACGAAACCGATCCCAGCTTCGTCACCCGCCTGGCGCAGCGCTACGGCGCAGTCGCGGCAATTAAAGCGGGGCGGCTGCTTTTTTTGCGGCCCGGCAGCGGCCAGTTAGCCAGCGGCAGCGCGATACCCACGGTGACGCTGACGCGCCAGGATGGCGATAAACACAATTTTACTGTTGCCGACCGCACCACTTATAGCGGCGTGCAGGCGCGATGGCTCTCAACAAAAGAGGCGAAAACGCATGTGGTGCAGATGCAGCGCAAGGCAAAGGCCGCGAACGAGGCTGCGGTCGCCCATCCTGATGCGCAAAGCGCGCCGCAGTTAACGGGTAAGCAGGAAGGGGATTATCTTTCCGGCGCGAAAGAGAGCCTGCTGGTGCTGCCGGACGTTTTTAGCAGCGAAGAGGCGGCGATGCAGGCGGCGCAGGCGAAGTGGAACGAGATACAGCGCGGCGCGGCTCACTTTACCTTTCAGCTGGCGAGCGGGCGTGCGGATCTCTATCCAGAAACTCCGGTCAGGGTCAGCGGCTTTAAAGCGGTGATTGACGCCAGCGCCTGGGTGATCAGCAAGGTGACGCATAACCTGAGCGTGAATAGCGGATTTACCACCACGCTGGAGCTGGAGAACGATATCACGGATGTGGAATATGAGAGAATTAACTAACTAATAGTTAATTAATTTGCTTTTTGTGAGTTATCTGCGCGATAATGATCGCGTCAACTACTGAGGAACTCACAAATGATGCATTGTCCGCTGTGTCAGAGCGCTGCCCACACGCGCAGTAGCCGTTACATCTCTAATGAGACCAAAGAGCGCTACAACCAGTGCCAGAACATCAACTGCAGCTGCACCTTTAAGACGCACGAGAGCGTGACCGGCATGATCGTGACGCCAGGTAAAATCGAAAAGGTGGCGATAGCGAAGAAGCAGACTGAGGTTCGCGCCTGAGTGTTTAGGCGTTTGAAAAGCAAAGCCCGCGTAAGCGGGTTTTTTATGGCGGCAGCGCCGCCTCTTGGAGTTCTG